AATAATTCACAGTTTTTTTTTAGCAATTTTTATAAGTATTATTAACTGGCTTATAATATTTAAATTTATTGTAGAAATATCAATTTTTAAATACTTTTTAATAGAAATTATTTTGATATTATCAATTAAATTGTTTACATTTACAAAACAAAAACTAGGATTAAGATAATAAATGAATATACTCAACTTGCCTATTAAAGACAGACCTTTTGGACTACGCACTTATGTAGAAATATTAGAAGAAGGACTGCAATATATTGAAGATAGAAGGTCAGGTAAAATTAAATCTTTAATGTTACCTTGGACTGGATTAAATAAAGCTGGAGTTGCAGGTTTAGAATGGGGATCAATGCTTACAGTAGGTGCTAGACCAGGATCTGGTAAAACCATGTTTGTATCTCAAATACTAAGAGAAGCTAAATATCTCAATCCAACACAAGATTTTAATATTTTAGAGTTTCAGTTTGAAATGGGTGCTAGACAAACAGCATCAAGAGATTTTGCAGCTCAAGTTGGACTTGATTACAATCAAGTTTTAAGTACTTATAAACAAGTTGATGATTTTTCTATAAAAATGATGAATCAATATCTTGAAGATACTAGGTCATTTCAAAAACTTGGTAATTATAGAACTCAGATTAATGAACCCATCACTGTAAAAACAATGGAAGAAGCTATTTACACAGCTTACAAAGGATTGGGTGGGAAACCATTAATTGTAACTATAGACCATAGTTGGTTAATTAAAAAAGATGTAGCTGAAAAAGAAAAAATAACAACTCTATATAATTCTGTAGAAATGTTAATGAAAGTAAAAAATAAATTACCAATTATAGTTTTAATGATATCTCAACTTAATAGAAGTATTGATGAACCAAGTAGAAAAAATCCTGGTACTGTAGGTAATTATCCAACTAGCTCTGATATATTTGGTGGAGATGCTCTACAACAAGGTTCTGATATGGTGTTAGTATTAACAAGACCATTTAAAGCTGATATAGAACTTTACGGACGTAAGGAATATACTTGCAAAACAGATGATATATTTGGACATATTTTAAAATCTAGAAATAGTGCAGATGATACCAATCTTATATTTTTAAAAGCTGAGTTTACTAAACAAAGAATGATAGAAGTAGCAGAACCAACAGCAAACAATCCAGGAGGTCAACCTCCACAAAGAAGAACAGCAAATAGATTTGGTAATCCTCCAGTAATTTAAACAACATACAATAACAATTAAAACAAAAGACATGAGTATTTTACACACAATGTCTGATGATGACAGAGCAAAGTACAAAGCCCTAAAAACAAAAGAGATTAGAGATTACAATGTTGATCTTATATCTGATTTAGGGATTAGTTACTATGACTTTAACATGAAGACACAGTTTTATGATGAACAAGCAAGACTGGTGGTAGGGATCTTTCCATCAGAGTTTAAAAAAACAAAAGGATTTTTCTTTGAGCTTATTGACTCAGATTTAATTCCAGTAGATCCAGAAAGAAAAGTATATAGAGTGCCATTTAACAATGCTTTTGAGGAAGAGTATGAACTTAATGCAAAAGGTTCTTATTTAGTTCCAATAGAAGAACTTAAAGTGGTACATAGAAGTTCTATTGCTATTAGTAAAATGTCAGCCTTTACAGGTACAGATGATTCTGTATTTAAAGTGACACAAAAAGCTCAAGAAAATGCTGGTAGCATTCCAAAAGCTCCAGCTCTTATGGAAGATGCACCGTATGCTGATATGACTATCAGAGATTATTATGCAGTCCATACAAACAGACCAGTGAGTGCTAAAGGCTGGTTAAACGACCTTATAAAAAACAAATAGTAATATGGCACAAGGAGTATTAATTATTGCAGAGTCCGGTGCTGGAAAGTCTACCAGCATTGAGACGTTAAACCCAAAAGAGACATTTATTATAAACGTAGCTAACAAGTCACTACCATTTAAAGGATGGAAAAAGAAGTACACTATCTGGAGTAAGGAAAACCCCTCTGGAAATATGTATGATAAATCTAGTCCTGAAAATATTGAAGCTTGTGTAAAGTATGTTAGTGAAAAACGTCCTGAGATTAAAAACATAATTATAGACGACTTTCAGTACATGAGTTCCTTTGAATTCTTTGACAAAGCTAATGAGAAAGGATATGAAAAGTTCACACAGATAGGTGCCCACCTAGCTAGAATTGCTCGTATGCCTAAAGACATGAGAGATGATCTCATCATCTTTTTTCTCACTCATGCAGAAGAAGCAACAGATATGGAAGGTAAACGTAAGTTTAAAGCTAAGACTATTGGTAAAATGGTAGATGAAAAATTAACATTGGAAGGATTATTTTCCATAGTTTTGTTTGGAAAAGCCAAGAGAAACAAAGACGGTGAGATTAGGTATGTATTTGAAACCCAAACCAACGGTGAAAATACATGTAAAAGTCCACGTGAAATGTTCCGTACTTTAGAAATAGCTAACGACTTACAACTTGTTGTGAAGGCAATAAATGATTATGAAAATTAACAACCACATTTTTTAATTAAAAAACAAAAAACATGTTCAGTACAGAAGGACAATCAGTTAAGGGAGGAGGATTAGGAAAATCTTTTGAACCCGGAGTAGTATTTGCACACATTTATGGTGCACAAGTTCGAACCTCCAAAACAGGTAAGAAATCTTTAGAAATCACATTAGAAGGACCACCACTACCTAACTTTGAAGGTTGGGCAATTGACAGAGAAAATCCAGAAGGTGAGAAGTATAAGGGACAAACAGCAAGAGTGTCTGCTACTATTTACATCAGTGAATTTAACAGTGATGATGTTAACAAGAATGAAATCTTGAGCAAAATTATTGTTATTGCTGATCAATTAGAACTTAGAAAAGAAATTGACAACTTATCTAAAAATGCAAAGATTACGTCTATTGAACAATGGGTGGCAGCAGCCATCAACATTCTCAAAGGACAAGACTTGTATTGGTTCTTATCAGGTAAAGAAGATGAATATAATGAAAAAGTAATTGTAAAATTATCTCTTCCTAAATTCAAATTTGTATCTATTAACGAAGAAAAGTTAAATAAGTTTGATAAAACTAATAAGTATCATTTTTCTCCATTGGCATCAAAATCAGTTAATGGTTTTGAACCAGTGAATAATGATTTCAATCTTTAGTTTTTGATTTGTATTTAGTAAAGGGAATGTTTCTACATTCCCTTTTTTTATTTTAAATTTGCATTTATGTTTAAAACAAAAAATCTAGTGCATGATGTAAAAAATGTTCCTACACAATGGATATTTCAACATTTTTGTAGTATAAAAGAAAAACTAGCAGGCCAAGATGTAAAGATTAAATCTTTATTTAACCCCAATGAACGTACACCTAGTATGTGTATTTATACTGATAAGTCTAATACCTACAGGTATAAAGATTTTTCTACAGGAAAAGGAGGAAGTGCTATAGATCTTGTAAAAGATTTAAACAATCTTTCATTTCATAAAGCTTGTCAGTTAATAGTTGAAAATTATAATGATTTTGTTCTTCACAATAATGGAGGATATGATCTTGAAGAATTTCAAAGAGCAGCTAAGTATAAAGTGACTAGTCACAAATTTAGAGGTTGGACTACACAAGATCAATATTTTTGGACTCAGTTCAATATAGGATCTAAACTACTTGAGGCTTACAATGTTAAGCCACTAGAAAGTTATTGTATGACTAAAGACGATAAGAACCTTTGTATAAAAGGACTTTATCTCTATGGTTATTTTAAAGAAGATGGTACACTATATAAAATCTACCAGCCCAAGACTCTTGATAAGAAATTTATTAAAGTGTCTAATTATGTTCAAGGATATGAACAACTACATGATAATACTCATCTGGTAATTACATCCAGTCTTAAAGATGTAATGTCTATTAAGTCACTCAAACTTAATATAGATGTAATAGCTCCTGATAGTGAAAACACTATGCTTAAGCAAGATGTAATGGAAGAATTACAAAATAAGTATAATAAAATAGTGGTACTTTTTGACAACGATGATGCAGGTATTAAAGCTATGCAAACATATAAAGAAAAATATCCATTTATAGAAACTACAGTCTTACCTATGAGTAAGGATGTATCTGATTCAATTAAAGATTTTGGAGCTAAAGAGGTTTTAATAAGATTAGTTCCTATCTTAGACAAAAAATTAAGCAATGGCTAAAAATAAACGAGTACCTACCCTTAAGACTAGAAATGCAGGAACTTTAACAGAATCTGCTTTTTGGTCTTTTATACGTAGTGCTTTAAGACAGAAATCAAGATTTTGGAAACCTATTACACAATGTAAAATGAAATCTCGTAGAGCCTATAAAGGCCCCCTTAAGAGACAGAAGTTTGAATATCAGTGTAAAGAGTGTTTAAATTGGTTTCCTGACAAGAAAATTAATGTTGACCACATACTACCTGCAGGATCTTTAAGGTGTGCTAATGACCTCCCAGGCTTCGTAGAGAGGCTATTCTGTGAAGTGGACAATCTACAGGTACTTTGTGAGACCTGTCACAATAAAAAAACACAAGATGAAAAGTCTAAAAAGTAAAGAAGAACTTATAGAAACAGTGTATAAACAAATAGAGCTAGATGTACACTGTGGTGAAATAGAAGCTATAGAAGAACTACTTACGTTCTGTCCTGTAGAAAACCTAATAGAATATNTACCAGAAGAAGACTGGAAACAATTTAAACATTTAAGAGACAATGGAACAATATAAAATAAAAGCTAATGAAGATTTTTTTGAATTTATAAATGGTATGTTAAAAACAGGTGGAACATACATATTTCCTGCAGCTGATCAAGTGTATATAAAAACAGAAGATAAATTTGAAGCATCTCAAGAAGCATTAGATGCAGTTAATCCTTTAGTAAGCAAGGAATTTTTTGATAAATATTTTAAATTACAACACAATGCCTGAATTACATGAAACCCTAATGGGTAGAAAACTTATAGAAGGTACACTCCCAGAAATAGCTAGACAATTAGAACGTATAGCAGATTCTTTAGAAAAGAAACAGACACCAGAACAAACAAGATCAGCATTTGAAACTTATATTAAAAACTATCCCAATGATGCAGACCTTGGGAAAAATATTAGACAATTATGGCAGAAATAACAAAAGTTGAAGATCTTAAAGATAAACTAACAGTCAAATTATTTATAGATTTTTTAGAATATGAAGAAGCTTTTACAAAAGACAAAGAAACAGCATCAAGAATTAAAATACTATTACAAACTTTAGGAATATGGAATTAGAAGATTTAATGCAAGAATCTATAAAAACAATGGAGAAAGACTTTTATGCTAAACCATTTAGTTTTTCTTATAGTAGTCTTAATAAGCTTATGTGGAATCCACAAGCNTTCTATCAAATGTATGTTCTTGGTAANAGGGAAGAGAAAACAGAAAGTTATTTAGTAAATGGTAAAATAATACATGCTCTTTTATTAGAAGAAGCTAAGTTTTACGACCAGTTTATAGTTAGCCCTACCAATTTACCTACAGGAAGTGTAAGAACTGTTATAGATAGAGTGTTTGCTCATGCTCAAGAACTACAAGCTAATGGTGATCAAAGAAAAGAATTTGTAGATTTTAGTGATGCTGTATTAGATGTTCTAAAGGATATTAATTTACACCAGAGCTTAAAGACAGACCAGCA